GTGAGGATGTCAGCAATGTTAATGTCCTTGGTGCGGTGAAGCTTCTTGTTGAAGTCCTCCGCCTGTTTCATAAGGTCATTGTATTCCATTAGTAAAGAAAGCCTCCGTCCTTGTCGAACTCTTTAAGCTTTTCTTTAACTTTGTATGGCTTGAGCCTTACGTCCATGTATAGGACTAAGTACTCTGCTGCTCTTCTTACTTTGTCGTCGTCCCAATCGGGTTCAGCTTTACGTACTGCCTCTGAGTAATTGAGTGATTGCTTGATGTCGATTGTCATAGGATTGGTTCTCCTTCGGGTGATAATTGTACAGTGTAGTCGATTGTTGGTGGGCTGTCAATGGTATCATTGAGCTCAACAAGTGTGATGCCATCTTTTATGTCAGTCTTACCAGCACGCAATGATGCCCAGAGTTGTGCTTCTGCGTCCTTGGGACTGTCAGCTTCTACGCGGTAGTAGTCTCTGCATGTCTGTGTGACACGTATTTCGTATTTAGTCATAGAGCGGTGGATTCATTAGTTCGTGGACCTCGGCTGCATCCCTGCATTCGAGTTCGTTTTGATACTCTTCATGCGAGGTGCTGATCTCTTCAAGTTTCTCAAAGAGTTCACGTGCTGAGTATTTGTACATTGCGTCCTCGCCAAGTATGACGTCGCATGCGTTGATAACAAACCAGTGTTTGAGCTGGCTGTCATCCATTAGTCCTCCGTCCCTGTCATAGGCGTCTACCGAGTTGCGGTAGTGGTGGCATTCCATGATGCCGTCCTTGTCTGGGTCTGGTGGTGGTCCGAATTGAAAACTCATTAAAAATCCTCCACAGTTAAATTGTTTACTGCATCAAATACCTTTTCGGTCATTGAATCAAATGTGTCTGTGTCGAATCGGTCACTCCTGTATTTGTCTGTTTTAGGGTGACTTAACAACTGTGTAAGAGACATGTGCTCTTCCAGTGATAGGTTGATTAAGGGCATGTTCGTGAGGTGTGAACTAATAGTAGTCTAATTGGTAATTGTCAAGTATGTGGATATTTGTAACAATTCTTAATATGATGGGTCACCTTCTGGTTCTGGGTACACTGGTGTGTCCTTGGGTACAGAGTGCAGCGTCCCTGATGCTATGTAATGCTTAACAATATGACCGTCATGCTCTATTATTTCGTATTCTCCATATTCGTCGCGTTGCGTCCTTGCGTCCATGCTTGTGAATGATTGTGACATGAGTGTGGCGTCCTTGATTGTGAATGATTGTGATTTTACACAAAGCAAGAGATCCCAGTCATAGCCTGAGATCTCAGCGATATTTAATTATATTAAATTTTACGAATTAACTACAACTCTTGCGTATTCATAACGAGCGGAATTATATCCTGCCTCCTTGTGAATAACCCGAAAGCCCTTGTCTAGCAAGGCTTTATGTGTTTCGTCTGCGTGACGTGTAGCCTCGGGTGTTGAGTCATCGTAAACCATATAAATATGGTTATCCATTGATTGCCTCCAGTGATTTGTTAACTTTGTTAGACCCGTTGCCATGACTCAAGAATGCAACAACACACTTGCGGTTAGACTGGGCACAAATACCGCAGTCCTTACAGTTGGTGTCGGATGTTTGAGCTGGGCATACAAGAACCCTTGTGCCTGCTGGCGTCCTTGCTGGTACTGGTTGACTATTGTCAACAACACATACAGCAGGGATGCCCTTGGCTATTGCGTCGTCACATTGAGACATAGTCTCACAACTGGCGTTAACAGTGAAGCCGTTGTTGTTGGCATACTTGACAGCTTCGCTGTTGTGGGTGTGTAGTTGGTGGTGTGTGTATGTATAACCCTTGGCACCACTGGATTTGTTGGCGTCAACAAGAGACTTGAGCAAGTCAAGTCTGATGTACTCGCGTCCTTGGTGCCTTGTGTAACCCCAGTCGCCAGCTTGGTTGTGACGCCATAGCTGACCTTTGTCTAGACTACTAACGTAGTCACATAGCTCAGACCAAGAACCACCACGTAGACCCTTGCTGACTTTTTTCCAATGCCAAGAGACCGGACCTGACTTTGCGTAGCAACCGCCGGACTGTAGGTGTGGACATGTTGATGGGCATGATGATTCCTCGGTAGTAGTTACAGGCATTCTGCCTGTTTTAGCATTGCTAGATTTTTTGGTGATGTGGACTAACATGACAGGATGGATGTAAGGTGAACAGTTTACCCTAAAGGGTAATTGCGTCCTTGGGAATCGAACCCAAGCGAGGACCAACGACGCTTACTAACCGTAGGTTAGAAAGGTAGTGCAGCCTTGCTGTCGCAAGTAGCACCGATGAACTGGTAGCATAGCTTACCAGTAGCGACAGTGTTACCGTAAAGGTAATCTCTGACTCTGATAGCTTTCTGTGAAAGCTCTTGTACCCAGAAGCCAAGTGACATGTTGTCGTTAATCAATAGATTAACAATCTTAGCTCTGCTAACGTTTGAGTACTTGTACTCATAGCCATTGGTGTAACGAAGTGTCACAGTCCCTGTGAAAGGGTTAACCTGTATCTTCTCAACTGCTGTTGAGGTGCGAGGTGTTGGCTGAATTGAAACGTTGAACATAATCGAAAATTGTAATTGAACAGTGAGTAGAGAGTTGTAGTTAAGTTATATTATCTCTCTCACCTATTCTAGGAGAGAGAATATAACATAACGTAAACAACTCTATCTACCTTCCCATTGTAGGACCGTCCCGACTAGGTTTGCAAATCATCTTAACATTCTGTAACAATACATAGTATTGTTGTTGTGTACTGGCTTAGCAACAGATCGCTTCTCCCACGCGTCACGCATGTCGCGAATGTATAGCTTACCGCTCGGCTACGCCTCGCTCCCACGACCAGCAGTGCTGTCTCTTGGACAGTACTACAATGCTTGACATCCCTTGGTATGACTGGGATGGAGCGAGCGAAGCGAGCGGTCTGGACTCGCATTGGACACGTACACGCGATCAATTAACGCGTGCGTGCCTGTGCGTTAGAAGAGC